AGTACATTGTTTATTTGAACAGTCAGGAACATTCAAGAATGCTTTCAAGAAGTATGGAATTGAAGCCTACGACTATGATATTCAGAATGAATTTAACGAAACTGACTATGTTACAGACCTTTTTAAAGAGATAGAGGGGGGGTATCAAGGCGAGCCGAGTTTGTTTGATAAGATAAGTCCTGGTGATTTGATATTTGCATTTTTCCCTTGTATAAGGTTTGAAAATCAGGTAATGCTGTGGTTCAGAGGGCAGTCGGCAAGTCAGAAAAAATGGTCTTTGGAAGAAAAATGCGAATTTGATATGAATTTGCTTAAAGAAGTTTCACTTATGTATGATTTAGTAAACAAATTGTTTATTATTTGCATGAGAAAAGGATTGAAGCTAGTAATGGAAAATCCTTATTCAGAAGAGCATTTTTTAAGGCGGTATTGGTGCTATTCTCCGGCAGTAATTGATAGAGATAGGAGAGATAGCGGAGATTACTTTAAAAAGCCTACACAGTATTGGTTTTTGAATTGTGAGCCACGGAACAATCTTATTTTTGAGCCGATTAGTTATAACGCTATCGAATGTAAGGACGCTATAAGGACAATGTCAAAAGAACATTATACAAAAACAGGGGCGGACAATAAGAAAACAGCAAGGTCAATGATACACCCACAGTACGGAGATAGATTTATCAGGCAATATATTCTTGATGAAGAGATATGGAGAGGTAAATAATGAAAGACGAAACAAAGCAGGAGATACAGATATTACTTGACCTACTCAAAGGCAGTCTTACAAGAAATGGTGTAAGTATGGCAACCGACAATAGTGGTAACTTGATGTTCTTTGATACATCTGCCTATGTTAGAAGTAAAGGTAAGGAATTTGACGGATTCAGAGTTAATATCAACGATTTAGTGAAGTAACAATGTGACAGAACTTGAAGAGGTAATTATGGCAGGCAATTTTATTAAAATTGACAGAAAAATTTTAAAGTGGGAATGGTGGAGCGATATTAATACATTCAGACTTTTTATGTATATGTTGATAAGTGCCTATTGGAAAGACGGAAATTATAAAGGCAAGACAATTGAAAGAGGGTCCTTTCCCTCTTCAATATCTGAATTATCAAAAGAAACTAATTTGTCTGTAATGGAAATTCGTACCTCGCTAAAACACTTACAATTAACAGGCGAAATAACAAGCAAAGCAACAAACAAATTCACGATATTTACTGTGGTTAACTACAATTTGTATCAAACGGATAACAAGCAAGATAACAAACAAATAACAAGCAACTTAACAAACAATCAACAAACAGATAACATTCTATTAACAAACTCTATATTAAAAGAAAGTAAGAATAAAAGAACAGAAGAAGTTAAAGAAGATAAGAATACAGAAAAAGATATTACTAACGTAATATCAAAAAAGAAAAGTTATTACCCAGATGATGAATTACTTGATGAAGCATTTAATGAGTATGTGACAATGCGTAAGAGAATTAAAAAACCTATATGTACCGACAAGGCATTACATAGGGCTATGAATACTCTTGAAAAGTTGTCTGGTGGAGATAATGACTTAGCTGTTAAAATTCTTAATCAATCAGTAGACCATTGCTGGCAAGGACTGTTTGAATTGAAAGAAGATAATTCTAATAAACAACAAGGCAAGAAAAATATATTTGATGAATGGATGGAGGCAATGAAATGACAAGGGAACAGGTCGGAAAACTTCTGATGACGATACAAGCTTATTATCCTAACTACAATCCACCAGATAAAGAAATTACTCTTAATGCTTGGTATGAAATGTTTGCTGAATATCCAGAAGAATTAGTTTTACAGGCGTTAAGGGCTTGCATTACAACTAATACTAGCGGTTTTGCACCAGATGTAGGGCAGATAATGAGTAAGATACAGACAATATCACAGCCGCAGGAACTTAACGGAATGGCAGCTTGGGGATTAGTCAGTAAAGCATTAAGGAACGGCACATATGGGGCGGTTGAAGAATTTAACAAGCTACCGCCACTTGTAAAACAGGCGGTTGGTATGCCAGACAACCTTAAAAACTGGGCGACATCAGATTATCAGACGATAGAAACAGTAATACAATCAAATTTTCTGAGAACCTATGAAACAGTTGTTAAGCGTGTGAATGAAATAAATCGTATGCCGGATAGCATTAAGTCACTTATCAAAAAGGCGAATGCAAATTCGTATAAGGCTCAAATCGAGCAAAAATTCCAAAGAGATATAAATACACTTAATGACAAAAATAGCAACCTTATCGCTCAAAAAGAAGATTCAGAGAGCTATATTGAAGCACCTAGAGAGGTACAAGATAGAATTGACAGAATGAGAGGTTGATTTTCAATGGAGACAACGCCAATTAGTCCGCAGAAGAAATTATATAATTACCGCCGAGAGAATGGATTGTGCCCTAAATGCGGCAAGCCGCTTGATAGAAAAGGCTTTTATTGTGAAGAATGTAGGGAGAAGCAAACGGCTTACAGTAGAGAAACTAGAGAACTTTGCAGGCAGTTTAAAATTTGCCCGGAATGTCGCAAAAATAAACTTGTGGGTGATGAAAAGATATGTCCGGAATGTTTGGCTAACAAAGCTGAATATAGAGCTAATCACCCATTAAGTGATGATAAGCGAAGAAAAAACAATGAAGCATTTAAACAATATTCAAAAAACTTATACGCTGAACGTAGAAAAGCTGGCATATGTGTTAGATGTGGTAAGACTAAAGCCGTTAAGGGCAAAGCAAAGTGTTTTGTATGTCAGAGTAAAGACAATGCTATCCACAGAAAAAGAACTGAAAATAGGCAAAATATAAAAGAATATCGCAAAGAAAATCACTTGTGCTATCGTTGCGGAGAACCTATTGACAGACCACAAGGGCAATTGTGTCAGAAATGCTGGCAGACAGACTATGAAAGGGGTAAAAGCCTTAAGAATGACAATAGCAAGCACTACTGGCGATACGACAATCAATTTCTAAGAAAGAAGTGAAAATATGAGTAAGGCAGAACAGAAAAAGTTTAAGGAGCAAATGTTACGTGTTCAGATGAACAGAATTAGCAATGAACAGCAGAAAAAAAATTTTGAATCAGCATTGATATTAATTTTATGGGTACTACACGATAAGTTCGGTTTCGGACAGCAGAGATTAACAAAAGTACAGAGAGAACTTAAAGTACTTATAGACAACTATAATGACGGATTATTCACAGCGGAAGAGCTTGTTAATCAGTTATACGAAGAAACAGGAATAGAACATATTAAGTTTAAATAAGGAGATAGGCTTATGAAGTTTTCGGGACTGACTAAGCCGGAGCTTGATGAAATAATTGAAAATGCCAATTTCACAGAAGAGGAACTAAGAATTTTCAAGTTGCTTGTGGGTAATATGAGCTTAGAACAGGTTAGTCAAAGACTTATGTTATCCAAAGCAACAATTTCAAGAAGAGTTAAGGATATAAAAATCAAGATAGAAAGGACTGATGACATGGTTAAAACAATTCCTATATGGGAAAAAGTTACATTAACAGTTGAAGAAGCGTCCGAATATAGCAATATCGGAATTAATAGAATCAGCAGTATGCTTAATGAAATTAGCTGTCCATTTGTTTTAAGAGTTGGGAATAAGAGGCTTGTTAAGCGTAAGGAGTTTGAGCACTATATAGAAAAAAGTAACGAAATATAGAGATATATTGAAATATATGCCTTGATGTAGTAATATGTGGTTGTCTATATCAAGGCTTTTTTCAAAAGAAAGGAGCTTTTGAATGGGAAAAGATTTAAAAGGTAAAGAACTAGGTGTAGGATTGTCGCAGCGAAAGGACGGTGTGTATCAAGGGAGATATAAAGATAGATTTAATAAGATTAAATATATTTATGGCACAAAGTTATCAGAAGTTAAAAAAGAATTGGCTGTTGCAATAGCAGAAAATATTCAATTTACAAGCATTAGAGATGATATTAAGCTGGACGATTGGTTTAATCGTTGGATAGAAGTGTACAAAAAGAAAAGTGTACGCCCTAATACCCTTAGGGAATACACTCACATATACACTAAGAATATATCACCTTTTTTAGGAAATCGCAACATAAATTCCTTTGTTAAATCAGATATTCAAACACTAATTGATAAAATAGCTGATGACAATTATAAATATGAACGGCAGAACAAGATTAAGGTTATACTTAATGATATGTTCAGTAGAGCAATAGAAGATGACTTAATGATTAAAAATCCAGCAAAAGGTGTAAAGCTTAGGGCTGATAAAGAACTTAAAGCTTTCACACTAACAGCAAAACAACAGATAGAGTTTTTAGAAGCAAGTAAAGGGACATTTTACGATAATTTGTATAATGTGGCAGTTAATACAGGCTTGCGCCCAGGAGAACTGTTTGCACTTACACCTAATGATATACACTTAGATGAGGGGTATATTGATGTTAATAAGACACTTGTGTATCAAAAATACCTTGATGATAAGTGCAAAACTTTTCACATTGAGCCGCCTAAAACCAAACAGAGTTATAGACAAGTACCTATTAACAGCGAATGCATTAAATATCTTGAAAAGCAGTTCGAATTAAAGGATATTGTAAAGTGCAAAAGACCTAAAGAGCAGAACAATTATTTGTTTGTGACAAGTTATAACACGCCTCTCAATTCGCAGATTTATTCAGATTCAATTAAAGCTATTGTTAAGCAGATAAATCTTGCAAGAAGTTTTGATAACGAATTTCCTGTGTTTAGTGGACATACTTTAAGACATACTTTTGCTACAAGATGTTTTGAAGCAGGTGTGCAGGCAAAAGTTGTTCAATCATATTTAGGTCATGCAACTCTTAAAATGACAATGGATTTATATACACATGTAACAGAAGAAAGAGCGGCAGTAGATATTGAAAGAATTGTGAAAGACAAGGACAACATTGTTGATTTTAAGAAAAGTGCTGTGTAGTAAGTGTGTAGTACTACACACATTAAAACTGAAAAAACCACAAAATAAGAGGGTTTAAGATGTATAATATATTTAACTTGGAAAACTTATTATGTATATCAGACAACTCCTTATGAACTTAACAAAAAGCACGATAAATGCGGTATTTAAGGGTTTTTAAGTGGCATTGGACTGATTATCAATTTCTACATATTTCTATGTATTTCTATGTATTTCAATAGCAAAAGTGTGTAGTAAGTGTGTAGTGACAAGATTAAAAGTGTGTAGTAAATTAAAACTAAATAAAGCCTTGATGTATGACATAAATATGAGAAGAACTTGATAATGTTCTTCTCTTTTTTTATGCAAAAATATAATCAGAAAGAGAGGTAATGCGAATGTTTTCTGATGAAGTTAGAGAAAAAATCTTAAGCAAAGAAGAATTACAGAAACTTGACTTAGTGACATTATCTCTTGTTATCCACGCAATAGAGGAAGTTTTAGAGGAGGTAGAAGATGATAAACAATCCTTATCAGACAACACCTATGATGAATAATAATTATATGCCTATGCAGAATCCATATGCGGATAGAATGAATTTTTTACAAAACTATCAACAAAGCCTACAACAGCCTATGCAGATAAATCAGCAACCTATGCCCCAGCAGACAGTAGGTATTAATGGCAGGGTAGTACAGGCGGTTGAAAACATCAATGCTAACGAGGTCCCTATGGATGGCTCAATGGCATTTTTTCCGAAGCAGGATATGTCGGAAATTTATGTCAAGGGCTGGAATGCTGACGGAACGATTAGAACGATTGTGTATAAGCCTTATACAGACCCTAAAGATAATCAGACAGTAAATTCTATGGCTAATGCAGAAAACGCTAAATTTACCCTGTCAGACGAAAGCACACAGCTATTTCTGAATAAGTTTGAAGAGTTATCAGAGAAAATAGGACAGTTGGAAGATAGATTTGATAAATCTTTAGGAACACAAAGAAAAACTTCACGAACACAAAGTAAAGGCGGTGATGAAGAATGAACCCAATTAACATTTTTCAGATGATGAAAGCTGGTCCGCAACAGTTCATACAGCAGATGATGGGAAATAATCAGATTATGAGTAATCCTATGATGAAAAACACTATGCAGATGGCACAGCAGGGCAATATGCAAGGCATAGAGCAGATGGCTAGAAATTTATGCAAAGAAAAGGGACTGAATGCAGATGATGTATTTAGCCAGATAAAAAGTAGATTTGGTAATTAGTAGCATATCGGGCGGATTGCCCGCCCCGATAAAAATTATTTTCCGCTTTTATATTGCGGATAATTATCATCTTTATATCGCCACATAAAACCTTTGTGAGTTTTTGCAAAACCATAGCAACAATTTAATACGGCATTTTTATTAAATAATCCGGTTTGCTTTATTTCTTTGATACCAGACCATTCTTTAATAAAAATATTATTTGCATCATATTGAATTATTGGTCTTTCTCTATAATCGGAAAAATGTTTTCTGACATATGGTTTTCTATTTTTCTTAAGATGCAATGTTTCTTTGGAAAACAAAATAGATAAATCATCGCAAGGAATGTTGTTTTTTGTAATCTTCTTATATCTTTGTTGCACAAGATAGTATGGCACATTGTATATATTGCACCATTCTTTCATAGGCTTTAAGATACCGTTTAATTCAATATAAACAGTGTTCGTTTTATTAATAGATTGTTCAGCAATTGTAGCCCATCTACAATTACCAGGCTCATAATTGCCATTCACATCTATTCGGTCTATGGTTAGAGTGTCGGAGTAGCCGTTTTTAATAGCCCAATTATAAAAAGTTGAAAAATTGTTTTCCCATTCCTCACAAACAGTTATTCCTCTTTTGCCATAATGTTGATAGCTAGGCTCATCGGGGTTATTACATCTCATTTTTATTGACTTCAAAATGTGATGTAATCGGGTTCCCGATTGACCATGAACCTTTCTAAAATAGTTTTGTTTTTTGCAACCGCAAGAGGTTTTATGCCCTGATGTTAATTCATTTGTTTTTGCCGTGGTAATGTTTCCACAATCACATCGGCATATCCATCTTTTAGTTTTATTGGATGGATTTGTGTCAACGCACAAGACTTGTAACTTGCCAAATTTTTGACTTGCTAAATCAATAGATTTACCCATAAAAATAACACCTGTCCTTTCAGTGCGAGATGTCCTATACCAGCTAATGTACGGAAACTGTTAGGACAAACAGCTTATCGGGAGCTACCCTATCCGTACAAATATATTATAACACATTTTAATTAACTTTGATACTAATTCTTGCAAGATTAAGTATATAAAATTTTAATAACGGAGGTAAAAAATTATGTTTAGTTCAAATTGCAACACAGCATCAGTACCATTAGTCGCAAACATTGACGGCAACGGCAATAACGGCGGATGGGCTGACGGCGGATGGCTTTGGATAATCGTTGTATTCGCATTACTCTTTGGATGGGGTAATGGTGGATTTGGCGGTTTTGGTGGCAACAATGGCGGTGGTTATGTTGCGACAGCTGCTACGCAGGCGGACATTCAACGCGGATTTGATAATTCAGCAGTTATCAGCAAGTTAGATGGCATTTCCAACGGACTTTGCGATGGTTTCTATGCTATGAACAACAGTATGCTCACTGGTTTTAATGGCATTAACACAAATATCATGCAGACCGGCTATGGCATCCAGCAGGCTATTAACGCCGATACAGTCGCTAATATGCAGAATACAAACGCATTACAGTCACAGCTTGCTAACTGCTGCTGTGAAACAAGAGAAGCCATTCAGGGTGTAAACTACAATATGGCTACACAGACAAACGCATTACAGAACACAATGTGCAACAACACAAGAGATATTATCGACAGCCAGCAGGCAGGAACGAGAGCTATCCTTGATTTCTTAACAAATGATAAGATAGCAACACTTACAGCAGAGAACAACGATTTACGCAGAGCCGCATCGCAGGATAGACAGAATGCACTTCTGACTACTGCAATGTCAGCACAGACAAATCAGATTATAAATGCTGTAAATCCTACGGCTATTCCAGCTTATGTTGTGCCTAATCCTAATGCTTATGCATATGGCTGTGGCTGCAACACCGGCTGTAACTGCTAAAACTGAATAATTGAGTATCTTAATTGAGTTTAACTCGATTATGTCTGCTAAGCAGTATTACTTATAATCAAAGGGCAGACTGTAATGTTTGCCCTTATTTTTATGAAAGAGAGGTAAAGATAATGGAAATAACAGGAATTGCTTTACAAACAGTTGCCGCCGGAGAAGATGTTGCATTTACAGAAACACCAGTATGCGGTAGCAAATGTATAGTCCACAGACAGGGAAGTGGAATTATAAAGCTAAGAGGTATTACTAATCAGTGCAAAGCTAGATTTTTAGTATCTTATAGTGGAAACATTCAGATACCTACAGGCGGTACAGTTGGAGCTATTTCACTTGCCATTGCAGTAGATGGAGAGCCTTTACAGTCAACAAGAATGGTTGTTACACCTGCCGCAGTCGAAAACTTATTTAATGTATCGGCACAGGCATATGTTGATGTGGATTGTGGCTGTTGCAGTACAGTAGCGGTGCAGAATACATCTACACAGGCTGTTGAGGTGCAGAACAGCAACTTAATCGCAGTAAGGGAGGCTTGACGTTATGCATATTGAAAGAATACACAAAATGGTTGAGTGCCTTACCGAAAAGACACTATCTGAACTTGATAAGGGCATTGAAAATGTAAATGTTGAGGAAATGTCAGAAGCTGTGGATATGATTAAGGATTTATGTGAAGCTGAATATCGTGCAGTTATCGTTAAGTCTATGAAAAAGGCTGATGAAGAGGAAGAAGAGTACGACAAAGAGCTCCTAAGAAGTCTTAAGACAGAATATGGCGAAGAAAATGGCAGAAGATTTTACGACCACTACCGCTATGCTAATGGCAGATTCGCCCCAAAAGGTAAAGGAACATACCGTAGAGGATATGAAGAGCCGCCTTATATGCATATGTACCCAGAAGCAGAACATATGAGAGATATGGATAGGGATTATGGCAAGATGTACTATACAGAACCAATGTCTGAAAGTAATTACGACAGAGCAAAGAGAAACTACACAGAAACTAAGGAAATGCACAAGAACAACACGCCGGAAGATAAGGAACACAAGATGAAGTCACTTGACAGCTATACTAAGGAACTTGCAAGCGATATTACAGGTATGGTGGCTGATATGTCGGCAGAAGAAAAGAACTTACTTAGAACAAAGTTAAGTACTCTTGTATCTAAGATATAATTTAAAAGGCTATGGGTAGCAATATTCATAGCCTATTTCATTCAGAAAGGAGCATACAGATGATTTTTAGCATTAATGGCACAATGTGGCAAGTACAATATAAAAATTCAAATTCAAGTGAATTAAAGCGGTCAGACAATGTTTCTGTACTGGGTGTGACAGATAGAAATACACATACAATTTATCTATCAAATGCCTTGCGTGGATTTATGCAACGCAAAGTGCTTATACACGAAGTGTGCCACGCAATCTGTATGTCTTATGATGTGTATTTGCCTATCGAACAAGAAGAAATATTGTGTGATTTTGTAGCAACTTACGGAGATGAAGTATTTGACATTGTTGATATGGTTTTAGGGGCAGTTAGGAGAGTGGGATAATGAGTATTGATGAGCTGTTAAAGATAATTCAAAAGACTAATCCGACTATAACTAAGGAATTGTTGATATATGAGCTTAGTCAATGCCGGTATGCAAGTAAAGCATTGATTTATACAGAAAAATGCTGTATTGACAGCAATGCTTAAAAATGCTATTATTTAATAGATGTAAACAATAGATAACTATTATATCATTTTACCTTAATAGAACCATAGTGGAAAGTTGCATTGATACATTTTTTGTATAGGTGCAACTTATTTTATTTTGGAGGTTTTGTTATGAGAGTTATTAGGTTGAAAATGTATCAAGAAATGGCTAGATTTAACAATCCATCAGCGCCAAGAGGTGCGGATTGCTATCCTTTACCGCCGTTCAGCACAGTTAATGGATTTATTCATTCAATGTGTCAATGGAAAAAGTATCATAAATTAGATTATTTTGTTACTGGCAAAGGTGTTTACAACACTAAAACACAGAAAGAATGGCACGGCGGCAAGCGTTTTAACAAGGTTAGCGATGAAATGCTTAAGCGTTGGGATATTATAACAGATTATACAGACGGAAGCCACACCGGATGGGTCAATGCAGTTAAATATCATTTGATGTTGGTTGATTTATATACAACTATATACATCAAAGCTGATGATAGTGACATAGATGATATATACAATGCGTTACTAAACCCACCGGTATATCCATCATTAGGCGAGTATGGTGATTTATGTAAGATTGAAGCAGTAGACATTATAGAGCTTAAGGAACTTGGCGAACCTGTATCAGCTCCATTAGATACGCAATCTTATATTCCTGTTGATAAAGGCAATTTCGCAGGAACTATATATAGAATTAACAACAAATATGAAATCATCAAAGGTCTTAGACGATTCCAGAAAGTTCCTTGTTACTTAGTGGATAAAGGACAGGAAGTTGTTAGTAATCTTTTTGATGACGATAAACCGATTATTTTTATAAACTAATTTAAAACCCACGGAATATAGGTAAAGTTTTTCTTTACCCCCGTGGGTTAACTTTTTATATTCGCAATTTTAATTTTGACAATTTTCAAAATCCGTTTCAGATTTCGTTCAAATCCTACTTAAAAAATTGAAAAAATTTTCCTACAAAAATATAATGCAAAAATTTTGATACCCCCGTCATATGCAATTTTGAAATCCAAAAATCGGTTACACAGAATTTCAATTTTTGTTCCCGATTTTGTTCAGATTTGCCCTGAAAAATTGATGAAAAACTTTAACAGGTTAAAGTGCATTATATAAACTTGACCGGCTGCGATTCGTGCTTATTTTGACTTTGTGACTTTGTGATTTGCCCTGTACGGCGGTTTTATTGTGTCAATGTAGACTTATTAAGCCTACAAAGTAAAACAGCCTTAAAACACCTTTAACAGCGTTGTATAAAATGGGTATAATATGCCCTTGTAGGTTGTGGAAGCTGTCGCCAGTTTTGGCGGATTTTCCAGAACGCACGCCGCCCAACTAGGTACACTTGTACACCTAAAAAGCCTTATATATAAGCATAGCATTATTGTATTAATTTTTCAAGGTACGCAAAGAAAAGCATATAAATATATACGCTTAGTGCTTGCGGCTGGAATCGAACCAGCCAAACCAGAGCAAGCCAAAAGGGCGCAACCTGTACACTCCCCAAAAGCTAATTCGCTAATTTTGTTTTTATCTGCTTCAAAAACTTTTTATTCATATCACAATCTTTAATTCCTCGCATTTTTAAGACATAGACACTTATGTCTTTATAATACAAATCAACAATTCCTTCTTTGTTGTGCCAGTCGTTTGCATCTCCTTGCCAGCATTTTATTCTGTGCTCTTCTTTTTGCCTTGCGATTTCTACACTTTCGGCAAAATCCTTTTCTATATTTATTTTATCATTCAAAAACCTGTTTATTAAACCCTTAAAGGTTTTTAAATCTGATTTATATATATAAATTATATATAATTTTCTATAAATTTCTTTGCTTCTCTCGGTAAGCAATATATCTTTTTCTTTTTCTGCTTTAATCTGTTCTAACTCTGCCGCAGTTCTTCTTGTATACGTTCTCTTTTTTCTGTTAGATATAATTTCATCGAATTCTTTAACCGTAAAGTTTAATACTGCATTTTCTTCTATACAATAAAAATCTGTTTCATTGTAAATTTTTCCTGTATGATGCCAGGAAGACCACACCAGAAAATTCTCTTTCAATTCTTTTAATGTCATTTTTTTAAAATCTATTTCTGTTTTTTTATCAGCGTGCCAAAAAATGTTATCTATCTCTTCTAAAATAGTGGTTTTAGTCCACTTATACATAGGTTTTTCACCTTGCGAATACGCCCAAACGGCGTTGTTACTCATTTGATTTTTATAATATCCTGCCATCTTTTTAAATCTCCTTTACTTTTTATATTTTATATGCTATTATAACAAAGACATTTGTTGTTGTATATTTTTAGGACAAGTGCTATTTTGAATGGTAAGAGAGGAAGTATATTGTACTTCCTCTCTTTTATTTTAGCAAGCCGGGGAATCAAACCCCGGAAGCGCCAACCTTGCTAATTATGCGATTTTTTCAACTTTTCGCCTTTTCTTTTCGTTCTCTGTTCTGCTTATGCTAGAGTCATCAAAAAGTATATTATATCCGTCATCTTTTAAGGTCTTAGCCATTTCAAAAGCGTTAATTTTTGGAAAGCCGCAAACGTACTCAATAACATTCATTCTAATATATCCGTTTTCTTTTCCCAGCTTTTCCAAATCCTTTTTATAAAAATTAAACATTCTTATTTCTTTCTGTTCTGCTGTTTCGTTTGTCATAGTATTAACCCTCCTATCTAAATACCATACAATATTTATTATGATTGCCATTGTCTGCTACAAATTCAAATAGAATTACTTCATAGCCTTTTTTCTCAGTATATTCCTTGCGTTCTTTGGAATTATATTCCTCCGTAAGACATTCTAAGGTTTCAAAGAAAAAATGCTCAAGTCCAGAATCTAAAACTTTTGCTTCTTCTCGTGTATCATATCCATTGCAAATCTTGCTTGCTTCTTCTTTCGTAATATTAAAGTAATCTGTGGTTTTATAAATTGTCATATAATCAATCATCCTTTCATTGTGCGGTCTACCATCATCAGAGCCACGGCGACCGGTCCGCGGCTGACGCTCCACTCTGGAGCGTTTCGGCTATGCTTTTTTAAACATTTCCCAAGGTGCTATAATTGCACCACCTTTGCAATCGGCGTATATTATAACCTCGCCATTCTTGATTATTTCGTACTTTTTAAAAGTGCATTCTATCTTCATTGCCATAAATAATTTTGTCGCCTATTTTCATTTTTTGCGCCTCCTTAGTTATAATAAAAACTTTCTATTGCTGTCCTTGTAGTGCCTTTTACAACAATAGTCATTAAGTGACTAAAGCTATCCAGTGCTAAGCCGTAAGGCTCTAAATCTTTATTTAATTTATCAATTCGCCTGTCACAGCTCAAAGATAAATCTTTTGTGCTCTGGCGGTTGCAAGTTCTTTCCTTGTTTTCTAAATATGATAACCTGTCAAGGTCTGCATTCAGTCTGTAGAAGCGATTTATCAATTTTTTAGCAATATCATATTCAATATTGTATGTTTCTGTTGCTCTTCTTAGCTCTTTTTCTCTCTTTTCTGCGATTGTTAATTTTCTCATATGCTTGCACCTTTTCGCCGATTGTGATATAATCGGCTTGCCTTTCTTTTTTGATTGGTGGCGGTTCGTTCTTGGTAGGAGTGACCGCCTTATTTATTTTGTAGCTTAATAATAACACCTTTTAAAGTGTATGTCAACACCTTTTAAGATGTTTTTAAATTTTGTTTTTAAGTGTTGCAAAACTGCAATATTTTATATATAATAGTAAAAACAAAACAGAAAGGAGCTTGTAAATGATTACATATAAAATAGATGTATTAAAAGAGCTGGCACAGCGTGGCTACACCGCTAACAGAATGAGGAAAGAGAAGATATTAAGTGAAAGCACAATGCAGAATCTAAGAAACAGGAGTGACATTAATACAAAAACTTTAAATACATTATGTATTATATTAAGATGCCAGCCAAACGACATTTTAGAGATAGTACCAACCAACGACGAAAAAATAAAATATTTTTAAATAACACTAAAAAGGGTGTTGACAATGTAACACTATTGGTATATACTTAAGATACATTAAAAGAAAGGACAGCCGAAAGGCTGGAAAGGTGGAAAGGATGAAAACAATTGAATTATTAAACAAAGTTGTTGGACTTGGATTTAGCAGAGAAAAGGCACTTGCTGATATAGACGCAAGCCTTGACGAAATAATCGGAGCAGAGAACAGAAAGCCAATTACAGAAGAGGAAGTCAGCGAAGAGCTGGCAAGCGATATTTTATTTGGGTTTGAATGCGAAAAAGAAAACAATTAAGAAAGGTTTAAAGGTGAATAATATGGAAATAACAAAAGAAATGCGCGAAGGCAAAGAGATTTACGCGCAGCGAAAGAACTATGAAAATGCTGAATTAGCTGTGCTTAATGGTGCTACAGAAGAACAGGCACAAGCAATAGTACGATTGTGCGGAGATAGGCACTATATCCATAGGAACAGAAGCAGCGTTTTTCACGTTGAGTCCGGTGATGCCGAGACGATTGGGGAGTTGCTAAGCAATTGCTCAACAGGAGAGAGCATTAACGACTATTTGAGTAAGGCGGGACTGCCGAGGATAGAATACACCTACAGTTTTGATGATGACACATCAAACGATTATCTTTACGAGTTAGAGGGAATGACATACGAGGAAGCGGAGGAAAAAACCGAAGAAGTTATGAACCAATTTGACGAGGATATAATAAAATATATTCAAGATTTTGACAAAAAATATAATACACATTTTACCCCTACTTTAGCGGGAAGAATGAAGGGATACGAATTTTAAGAAGGGTTAAAAAGGTGAGAATATGAGATATTTAACAGTTAAAAGAAACAAGAATGGAGAACCTAATAAAACGGATATGAAGAGCCTTGCAAAGTTCTTCACAAATGAAAATGTGGGAAAATATGCAGATTATGACAGTTATTTATTTGCTGTCGAAGAAACAAGAAACGCTGGTAAAGAATTTGCCGGATATACATTTAAAATAGCTACAAAGGCGGAGAAGTCCGGCGGATGCGATTACTATTTCGGTGAAGTTCTTGATACTGGGGATAAAGTTGTTATATCCACAGAAAACGAGTATAAGAGCTTAGATTGGGCATATAACAAAGCTCTGGAGATAATTAAAAAAGAGTTCTAAAATCGGATAGATAGAATGAAAAAAAGGGGAGCTTAACGTTCCCCTTTTTTCTACGCCGCACGTTACTATTTAAGAAATACAAAAACGTATATTTCAATACATCTGATGTTGTTGTTTATAAATACAAAATAGCATATTTCAATACATTTTTGTTACTGTTTACGTTTTACATAATAAACAGTTTTTCACATTATGTCAAGCCTAAAATTAAAATTGACTTTGTAATATATTTATGCTATATTATTTTAATAATTAAATATATAAGATTTACACCCGATAATATTAATATTGTTATCGGGTTATTTTTTATGTTATTAGTATATATAATTAATTAACTGGATAAGCTCCAGCAGAAAGGGGAACAGATGGAGAAAGTACAGGAAGCACCAGAAAGTCAAGAGATTTTTGAAAATGAAATCGATATGTATTTCAAAAGATTTTGCAAAGATGAAAACATTGAAGATATGGCAGCGGCTCCGCAATCCCTTTTTTATGCCGCCTTGATTTATGTATATAACAATACTTTTAAAGGCACTAATAGGTTAAAATTAAAGGGTAAATTACAGGGATATAATAATAATAATTATAATAATCAATATAGTAATATAAATAATAGTAATTGTAATAGTTATAATTATGAGTATCTTAATTATATAGCAGATTATTATATATATATGTGTTATAAGTATAATAAAATATGTACTATATCAGGATATTGTAAATTAACTGGTATAAGAGAAGATATTGTATATAATTGGGGAAATGAGAGCAGAACGCCACAACTAAGTACATCGGCAAACAATTTATATCAAAAACTGTCAAAAGATTATGAATCTAGTGGAGAGGCTCGGCTCTGGTCCGGTAAGAACCCAGTCGGACAGCTTGCGGTTATGAATCGCCGTTTTGGTTGGAACCTTCCTGGTGTGAGTAGAGAAAGCTCTAGCAAAACAGCTCTAACAGCCGCAGAAATACGCCAGCAATTAAACCAAAATAATGCACAATTAACCGATAAACAGCAGATAAACGCTGTAAACAATTCAGACACAATTTAAACAGCTTGCAAACCGCTTAAATACTGGGTTTGTGAGTAATAAGTATTTATATAACGCTGATAAATTAAGGTTTATCGGCGTTATAGTATGGATATGGTGTTAATTGTGTTAATTGTTTGGAAATATGGCATAAAATAGACACAATTACACGGATAAGGGCGGAGGGGGTTTATTTGCCCTCGGAACACGCCCCAACTAAGTCACTCATTTTTCCACGATAAGAAAAAGGCTTTATATATTAATATATATTTATATTATTATTACCCACATAATACACATATTATATAATTATATATAAATAACGCATAACCATTAATCATATAATTAATACTGATAAATCGCTTATATATTTAATTTAAAATAATCTAATTAACATCTATACATTTAAGCTAATTAGGTGTATAATAGACACATATTAATTAATCACAAGATATTCAATAAGCACATCAGAGAATCAGCTGTTCGGCTGAATGAATTCCAAAAAATTTTAAAAAATAAAAAAGAGTTAGGAGTTATAAATGCAGGGCAATGAATACCAAAAATTGGCTATGCGCACTAACGATAAAATGGCTCATCATAGATTAAGTACTGAATTAACTGGTAAGCTTCCACTTAGTCCTCTAGCAGAAAGCAATGCTAAGTGTAGCAACATAAATGACATAGCAGGACTTCTTAATGGTGTCTTAGGTTTAACTGGTGAAGCTGGAGAAGTATCAGACCTTGTTAAAAAGGGCATATTCCACGAAAAAGGAATAGACTTAGAACATCTTAAGAAAGAGTGCGGCGATGTAATGTGGTACGTTGCTATGATTTGCGAAGCTTGCGGATTCGGTCTTGATGATGTAATGCAAACAAACATAGATAAACTTATAGCACGTTATCCGGATGGTTTTGATTCTTACAGAGCTAATCACAGACAGGCAGGTGATAAATAATGGGTAATCAGGATAAGCACTGTTACCAGTGCAAACATAGACATAAGTTATATTGTGAAAAGCCTTGTAATGCCTGTAATGGCAATCCAAATGTTGTAAAAGGCAAGGATAACTTCACAGAGCTTGAAACAGCAAATAAAAATGCAGTACTCTTTGAAACAAAAGAATAGCATATTGCCCCTTAGCCAAGTGGTCAAGGCACAGGATTTTGATTCCTGTATCGTGGGTTCAAATCCCACAGGGGTAGTTCAAGTGTTTAATTACACTTGTGCCTTTACAGGACTTATTGGTTTACTAGCATTAAGTCCTCCTTTCACCTCATAGCGAGAGCTGTTAAGGACTGTCAGATAGTCCGTGAGGTTTTGCGTATTATAAATACGCAAATAAAATTAAGTTATACCTATAGCGCAGCAGTTATCTGTATGGATAGACAGCGAGCGAAGCTACTTTCTTTGAGCCCAACTGCACGGGTAGAATGACATCCAAGCTTTGCCACGACCTGTTATAGGTGTCATAGCCTATACTGCTATTAAGACTAGCATTGTTTTTCAGTATCAACTATCCACCTTAATCGAAACATTTTCACAATGCTAGTCTTTTAAAACGATATGGAGAAGCGGCAACGATTGGTGGTGTTGCGGCAGACTGTAAATCTGTTCCCTTGCGGTAAACATTGTAGGTTCAATTCCTATCTTCTCCACTTTGCCGATATGGGATAAAGGTATTCTAGTAGCTTGCTAAGCTATCCAACAGAAATGTTGTTCGTGTTCGATTCACGATATCGGCGTTTTGAAAGCACTTCTTGGGTCTGCGTGCGTAATGTTGTTTGCAGACTTATCCTAGGTTAAGAGGTGTGAGTAAGTTGATGTGTGGCGGAATGGGTAAACGCTAATAGCAGATAGAATGAGCTAGTGGTTCGAATCCACCATAGCATAACCACAGGGGAATACCTGATTGCTAGGGGCTTGAAAGGACAGGAGTGCTTGTTTATGTGTGGTTCAAATCCACACCACATCAATTACAACAAACTAGGTTAGCTACCGAAAAGCAGACCTGTGAACTGCCTGTTTGTTGTTTTGTTATTCACAGATTAAGCGCAAGCGGAGTGCTATTATCTTTCACAGGAGGTAATTTATGACGGCAAAAGATTTATTTAATTCAAAAAACACACTGCAAGTAGATATTGGATTGGCAGAACAAATAGGATTACACAATTCAGTAGTCTATACAGAAATCAAAAAGGCTAAAAAAGAAAACAACATTGATTTATTTAATAAACAGGATTTAGCCTATGTTCAAAAGAGATATTTACCATTTTTCTCAATAAAAACAATACAAAGGTCTTTAAGCTTTCTTCTCGATAAAGGCTATATAACAGCAGATAAAATAAAGCCGGAAGAAGCAAAAGAAATTGTTTTAAAAAGCAAACATAATTGTAAGTTTAAATGCGAATGGTGTGGTTGCGGTTGCAATGTTATAAACGAACACCATTATCCAATACCAAAATCAATGGGTGGAACAAAAATTGTAAGGATATGTCCTAATTGTCATTATGAATTTCATTCTTTATACAAAATCAGTAGAAAGGATGGTGTTTAATATGGCGGAAGTTAGAATTAAAAAGGCTGTAATCAGAGAAGATTTATTATCAATAACAAACGATTATAGAAAAGCAATCATTCTCAATCAGTTTATCTATTGGTCTGAAAGAGTATCGGATGCAGATAAGTTTATTCAAAAAGAAAATGAGATTGCAAAGAGCAATGGCGAAGAGGAAAGAGAGCTTTTCTATGGTTGGATATATAAAACCGCCGAAGAATTGGCCGATGAGGTTATGCTAGGTTTATCTGCAAGCCAGATAAGAAGATATATCAGTGATTTGGTGAATATGGGTTATATCTCAAAGCGAAATAACCCTAAATATAAATGGGATAGAACATTGCAATATAGGGTAAATCTTGTAAATATTGCAAAAGACCTTAAAAAGAATGGTTATCCATTAAGCGATTATAAAATTGAAATTCCAGAAAATGAAAAAACCATTACGCACTCGTGCGTAATCAATAATGAGCCAATGAAAAATCAAACGCAAGCTAGTGACGAAGCAATACCAGATAATACTAACATAGATTACTTAAACAGAGATTATAATCCAGAAATTACTAATAAGGACAATACATCAATTAACATTGATGGAGAGGTACATACATCGTTTTCAGAGAAACCGACGGCAAGAGCTGTCACAAGAGATGAAATGTTGCTTAAAGAAAAAGATATGGTTAATAGGTTCAATAACATCTGTGACAACAACATAGATAATTCAGCTATATGCGATTGTGTTAAAGATGGATTTAAGATGTATATGCAGTTATATGAAATCTATTTCCATAAAGTACACCCAATACTTACAGATAAGACATTAAAGAATGTATGTTTTGTCCTATCAACTATCACAGATACGGAACACGGACATTTCGACGCTGACGCTATATACGAAACAGACGATAACGGATTTACAGTTTTACAGAGAATGGTTAATGACCATTTCATCAGAGAACATAGAGAAAGCACTAACTACTCAATAACACATTTTGCCAATGCTGAATATCTTGGCAAGCTGGCAAATAGATTTATAGAAATGTAAAGGAGTGATGTTTATGAAAAAGGAAATAGTGGAAGCGATACTAACAACAATAAATCTCACATTGATTTACTTAATAAATAATATGGCTGGTTTGGCAGGCTTATTAGTTTTTGCATTTGGGGAATTACTAATGGCATTAACAATCTATAACAAATATAGATAGGAGTGATTATTATGGCTATGGGCGTACACCCACTAAACAAAGATAAGTTTTATGAAGCAATTAACCTGTACATATCGGGGCAGGTTTCACAGGTAAAAGCGGCAAAAGTAGCAGGTTGTAGCGTACCGACATTTAAGAAATATGCTAACAAGATTTATGGCGGCGAGGAATTGCCAGATAATTTATGGGGGAAGAATGATGATTAAGAGAATTGTTAATTGTTGGATAAGACGCAAGACAAAGAATCTGACAGAAATACCACTTTTTACAATGACATTTGATTATCGTAAATATAAGGCACAAGGCAAGAAAGATAGCTGCACAATGCATTGTCACCCGGATATTGCGAAAGATGAATTTGTGAAAAGCAAATTACAAAAAGTTGTTGACTATATCAGAGATAACTATGATTTGGATATATTTACGAAGATTTGAGGTATGATATGAAAGATTGCTCGATTTGCAAATATTGTGATGAAGATTTTAATTTTGATGAAGAAACAGGAGAAGAATATCCGGTTTATGAATGCCAAAAAGGAAATGATACATCACTTGACTGTGAGTGCAAGGATTTTAAGAAATACAAACCGCAAAAATATATTGAAAAAGATACAGAGTGTGATAAATGTAAGTATCTTGAGACTTGCCTTGGCAAGGGCAATGTTATTGATTGTAAAACAATCTCTGACACAAGAAGCCATTACATATGTGGCGGAATTGGGTGTATTAAAAATGAATAATTGTAATCTTACCAATTGCCGATACAATGCAGATGGCAAGTGTACCAATAATGAAAAGAGAAAAGAATGTGTCGAAGTTTCAAGAAAGGTGTTGTACATTGATAAGAAAACATTCAGAAAGATTGATAATGTTAAACATATCGGCGATGATGATGGCAAACCGATAGAAACATCTGAATTTCACGATATGACTATTGGTATTGATGTTTCAGTTGATGCAGTCAATGAATACGCAAAATCAATTCTAGGCAGATACCCGAAAAATAATTATGAATTTTCAAGAGCATTAGCAATGAAAATTCTAGAGGAAACAAAATCATTAGCGAATAATGAGGGAAAGAAGTGATATTATGAAAATAACAGAAATGAATAACTACATTGAGAAAATGCGTGAGTGTTACAAGTTTGATGATGATAAAACGGAAATAATACTTGGCAATATACCAAGTGGTGGCTACGACAGATATGTAACTGTCGGCACAAGGGACGAAAACGGAACACAGATTGAAATGACAAGGCGTGCGGATGAATTAAAACAATGATTGCTGATTGTCAGCGGAAAGGAAACCAAATGGACAAAATGAAATTCGGAATGAAAATTGCCTATCAAGGAGTAAAAGAAGAAATGGAAACAATAGTTGCAGAACTTGTAAGAAAAGAAATTGAAAAGCCAAAAGGCTTTAGTGTATTGGAGCAGTTTATAAAAGACAGACTTTCAGAATGCGATTAAATATATCGCCGGCTAACAAATAGAGTTAGTCGCTACCCTAAAACAATTATAGGCAGAGGTCTATAAGCACCTTTGCTAGAAAGCGAGGTGCTTTTCTTGAATTCTGAATTAAATCAACTGATAGATGATTGCGAAAAATACATATCCCAAAATGGAATAGATGAAAACATCATAGAAACCTACTACAACGTGTGCCAGCTTGCCAAGAATGAGGGTGAAATTGACACAATGTTAAAATGTACGGCTAGGACAAAAGAACTTATAGAAAAGGCTTGTATGCGTGATATAGGCATAGATATTTTTGAACTTGAAAAATATACATTTAACAACAATATAGACAATGATTTAGTTAATAGATATTTTGATACCTTATTGCTTGAAGCTCCGCACTTATTCCACAGCTATTTGCTTTATCTTGAAAAAGACAGAGAAGAGAGCGAAAGATTTTATCAGCCAAAAATGAAACAGCTTAATAAATACGGGCTTATTCAAGCTATGCAAGATTTGGAAGACGACAAATATAATAGATTATGTATTTCTATGCCACCAGGAACGCAAAAAACTACACTAGAAAAATTTTTTTGCTCTTGGATAATTGGCAAGCACCCTAAAGATTACAGCCTTTTCTTTTCTCACAGCAACGAAATTACAGGAAAGTTTTATAAAGGAGTGCTTGACATAACAACAGATGATAAAGAATATAAATGGAATGTTATTTTCCCTAATTTACCATTACAAAGCACAAATGCACAGGCACAAGAAGCTAATTTCGGCAAATACAAAGCATTTTCAAGTATTCAATGCTCATCAATAGGAGCTAAGAACGCAGGTAAGGTTAGAACTAACCGTTATTTATATTGTGATGACCTTATAGGCTCTATTGAAGAAGCACTTAATCCAATAATTCTTGAAAAAATATGGAGAATTTATGGAGTTGATTTAAAACAAAGAAAGCTAAACGAACAAGTAAAAGAAATAATTATAATGACCAGATGGAGCACAAAAGACATTATTGGACATATTATTGAGCTTTATGGAAACGACCCAAAGTTAAAAATTATTTCTATTCCAGATATTGACCCTAAAACAGGGAAAAGTAATTTTGACTATGAATATAATGGAATGTCGGTGGAATTTTTTAATGATCAAGCACTGACAATGGATGATATATCTTATAGATGTCTTTATAAGCAAGATCCAATAGAACGTGAGGGATTGCTTTATCCAGAAAACAAAATAATGAGATATAAAGAACTTCCTAAAACACGAATTAAAAGAATTACTGGACAATGTGACACGAAATCCTCTGGTACTGATTTTTATGTGTTCCCTTGCCTGGTTGAATTTGAAGGATATGAGGGAACGTATTACTGCACTGATACTATATGCAACAATTCGGCAGATTACGAAAAACAATATGAAAATTCAGCAAATTTAATTGTCGATAACGAAATACAAGATTGCGATTTTGAAGCTAATCAAGGCGGAGATAGAGTTGCAAATGAAGTCAGAAAACGAGTAGAAGAAAAAGGCTGGTTATGCAATATATCAGACACTGCAACTGAAACAAACAAAGAAGCAAGAATATTTCAATGTTCTAGTTGGGTATTGCAACATATTGTGTTTAAAGATAGAAGCCTATATGAACCCAAGAGCGATTATGCAGAGATGATGAGTTGGTTATTGAAATATTCAGTATCTGGTAAAAATTTGCACGATGATGTACCGGATGTTTTTTCAAATTTTGCATTAAGAATGAAAAGAGGAAATAGAGTAAAAAAGACAGTAATTATGTCAAGTCCAATATAACAGGAGGGAATTTATGGTAACAAAGGAAGTTTTATCACAATATTCGGATTTACAGGAAGAAGTAAAAGAAGTAAGACTAAAGATAGAACGGCTTGAAAGAGATATAGGCAAAATTGAAGCTGGAGAAATGGTTATAGATTCTGTTAGCGGTGGCAATGGTGGCAAACAGCATTTTAAGATTGAAGGCATACCATTTCCAGAGTACAGCAGAAAGAAAACACTTCTTTATGCTAGAAAAGCCACATTGCAGTTGCTTGAAGATGATTTGTTGGAAAAAACCAATGAGGTTGAAGAATTTATTGCAAGCGTTGACGATAGTAGAATGAGAAGAATAATCAATCTTAGATTTTTAGAAAATAAGACTTGGATTCAGATAGCACATATCATAGGTGGCAACACAGAAAGTAGCGTAAAAATGGCTTTTCAAAGATTTATTGAAAAAAATTAAAAGATGTTACGATTGTGACGAAAAAATTATGTATTATTACAATGAGCAAAGCAAATTTCATAAACATGTATAATCCTTATCGAAAAGCATCGTCATTTAATTATGGCGGTGCTTTTACTATGTAACGAGGTAACAATATGATTTTTTATACAAACAAAGACAAGTCAATTATGTGTCCGAACTGCCATAAGTTTTTGACTAAGGCAGACAGCAAAGACCCACGAACACATAAATTAGCGTGCAAGCATTGCCACAAATGGATATGGTATGTACCTAACGATGATGATAATTTTCAGATTAAGGAAATACCACAAAGCAGAAGTTCAAGCGGCATGACATTTTATTAGAGGTGTAGATAATGCAGACAGGAAGAATTGCTATTTATACAGGTGCAAAAGAAATAACACCTGACAATATAATACCGATTTTGCGTGAAGCAATTTTGGAACATGATATTAATTCCAACAGAATACAGTTTCTTCTTGATTATGACGCAGGAATACAGCCGATAGTTAGGAAGAATCCAAAGACTTACAGACCAGACATTGACTGTGAGTGTTGCGATAATGTGGCTAATGAAGTCACGGAGTTCAATTTAGGTTTTAAGTGGGGAAATCCTATAACGTTAGTTCAAAATGGCGACAATGAGGATTCTAACCTTACAAAAGCTATAGCAGAATTAAACAGTTGCTACGAATCACAGAATGCAAGGCAGAAGCAACAGGAACTTGCAAGATATGTTGAAATTGGTGGCGTTGGATATGTCCTCATTGATGTAAACACAGAATATGAGGATGGAGAAAGCTATTTTACATATGATGTATTAGACCCAAGAACAACATTTGTCATAAGGTCAACAGCTTATAGTGACAAGAGGGTTATTCTTGCAGGCACTTATATTAAAGACAAACATAGCGGTACAAGATATTACACCTGTTTTACAAAAGATATTCGTTATGAAGTTACGGATGGGATAAAAATCACTAACGGACCAGAAAAAGGAAAAACAAAATGGGGATTTTTAGAGAGAAGCGGGGAAGAGAACCCATTACATAAAATCCCTATCATTGAATACACAAGGTCATTTGATAGAATGGGCTGTTTTGAACGGCAAATATCTGAAATGGATAATTTAAACCTACTCATTTCAGATTTCACAAATGACGTCGAACAGAATACACAGGCAGTATGGCATACAAATGATGTTGATTTCCCGGTTGAACAGGAAACGACAGTTGATAAAGATGGGACACCACATATCACTGAAAAAGTAAGAAAGCCAAAATCTGGAGAATGGATGCAGACCTATACATCAGCAGATGGCAAAACTCCAATAGTTGAGCCACTTGCAATTAATTACGATTACACAGGTATGCTTAACAATATCCAATCAAGGCGACAGACAATCTTGCAGAAATGTAATGTGCCACAGCGAAATGATAATAGCGGCGGCAGTACAGGAGTTGCAATGTCAGATGCAACAGGCTGGTCACAAGCAGAAACAGCGGCGGCAAAACAGCAATTAATTACAGATGGCTGCAAAATGGAAGAGATAAAAGTTGTTCTTGCGGCTATCAAGCTATCAAACAATGTCAACAGCAGCAATCCGTTACTTAAATTAAGGACAAGAGACGTAAAGCCTAACATTAAGCGACAAAAAACTTATGAAATGTCAACTAAGGTTAACGCTATGGCGACATTGATAAGCCACGGATTTAGTCTTAAAGATACAGTTGATGCAATTCCATTCTTTGATGACCCTAACGATGTTGTAGCGAGAAGCGGAGAAATGGTTAAGGCATATCAAGACAGCATAATTAACAAAGATACACAGAACCAAGCAGAGGGTGGGGATGGAGAACAGCCACCTAATAAAGATCGCACAATGCAAGACTTATCAGACCAGACAGAAAATAGTCCGGTTATAGATAAGAGCAGAACAGATAAATAAATTGATATTGAGCCACAGGGTAGAAATGCCTTGTGGCTTTTTATATGCCCTAGAGAAAGGGCAATACAAATATCGCAAGAAGTTGAGAGAACAACAAAAAACGCAGAAAGCAGAGGTAAAGAAATTATGGCAGATGTAACTAACACAACAACAGAACCAACAACTAACAATGAGCCACAGAATGAAGAACAGACACCTAGCGTAGAAGAACTTATGGCACAGCTTGCTAGTGAAAGAGCTGAAAAAGAGAAGTATAAGAATGCTTCTGATAAAGCCAGTTCAGAAGCAGCTAAGTACAAGAAAGAACTTCGCTCGAAGCAGACAGCAGAAGAACAGGAAGCGGAAGCAAAGGCGGAAGCTGAAAAGTTGCAGGCCGAAAAGTTCGAGAACATGAGTAAAGAGCTTAATCATATGAAAGCTGTCAATGCTTATCAGAAAGTTATAGGCGATGGAAAGGATATTGATTCTTTGATTGAGGCAGTTGCAGACGCAGACCATAGCCTTATAGCAACTGTAATTGCTAATGAAGTGCAAAGACAGGTTAAAGAAGCTAAGGCAGAGTGGCTTAAATCAAGACCAGCTATTAATGCGGGCGGTGGAGAAGAAAGCACGATAACACAGGAACAGTTTAACAAGATGAATTACCACGAAAGAGTAGAATTCAAAAATAAGAATCCAGAACTTTATAAGAAGTTCACAGAGTAGAAAACGGAGGTAAACAAACTATGCCACAGACTAAGTTAGCAAATTTAGTAGACCCACAGGTAATGGCTGATATGGTATCAGCTAAGTTACCAAAGAAGATTAAGTTTTCGCCTATTGCAAGAGTTGATACAACACTTGTAGGCAGACCGGGAAGCACTATTGTTGTCCCAAAATACGCTTATATAGGTGATGCACAGGATGTAGCAGAAGGTGTTGCTATGGGTACAACAGTACTTACAACATCTACAACAGAAGCAAAGGTTAAGAAAGCAGGTAAGGCAGTAGAACTTACAGACGAATCAGTGTTATCTGGTTATGGCGACCCACTTGGTACAGCTATCAATCAGATTGCTATGTCAATCGCTGCAAAGGTTGATAATGACAGCTATGACGCACTTTGCACAGCACCTATTGATTACGATGGAACAGCAGCACCTATCAGCTATTCAGCAGTTGTAGCGGCTAATAGCAAATTTGATGATGAATCAGATTCATCACTTACAAAGATATTATTCATTAACCCAGCACAGGAAGCTACATTACTTAATGACGATGATTTCAAGAGCAATGACAAGTACCCACTTAATGTAATTATGAATGGAACTATCGGTTCTATCGCAGGAGCACAGGTTGTTAAGTCTAAGAAAGTTAAGCTGGTTAAGTATGAACTTGATGATTCGGCAGGAACAATCAATGTTGTAGCTGATACAACAAGCGAGGATACAACTAATGTTCACCTTGACACAGCACTTGCACATACACTCAAGCCAAAGAGTAAGGAAATCAAGGTAGGTAGCAAGTTAAAGGCTGTTACAACAGAGTTCTACGCTTGTCCTATTGTTATCGTATCAGCAGAAGACCCTAACGAGGACACAGGTGCAGATGGCGTGTCAGAAGAAGAGAACGCACTTACAATCTATATGAAGAGAAGCGTTGAGATTGAATCGGACAGAGATATTCTTGCAAAGACAACTGTTATTTCTGGCGATGAACACTATACAGCAGTCTTAAGCAACGATTCAAAGGTTGTTCTTGCTAAGTTCGGAAAGTAAGAGGTGTTCATATGTTATTAAGACGACATAAAATCAACGCCGCAAAGCAGAGTGAAGAAGTAACAGCAGATAATGTAAGACAGGAAGCTGTTTATGGCGATGAGCTTAAATACGAGGAAGAACAGGACAAGTTTCCTATTCAACCTACAAGCGGTTACACAAAGACAGCTATTAAGCGTATGCCAACAGCGGACTTACAGACACTTGCCTTAGAACAAGGTATTGAGAACGCAATGGAGCTTACAGGAGCAGAACTTAAAGAACTGTTAATTGAGAAATTAGGGTTATAGGAGCTGAAGCTATGGAATTAAAAGATACTGTAGAAATGATGAATAGTGCTGATTACAAAGAAAGATTTAAAGCAGAGTATCAGCAAGTAGTTATTCGCTACAAGAAGTTAAAAGATATGCTTGCTAAATGGGATAATAGCGAGCTTACATTTGAGCCTACTTGTCCTAGAAGCACATACAATATGCAGATTAAGGCGATGACGGATTACATCGCAGTTCTTGAAGCGAGAGCAGTAATGGAGAATGTAGAGCTTTAGAAAGGATTTGGGCTATGGAATACACCACATTAGAACAGGTCAAAATCAGACTTAAACAATTTCATATTGAAACCATTGAGAATGATGACGAAACAACATCTGATGTGGTAGTGTTCGATAACAAAGAAGATAATCCGATAATCGAACAGCTTATTAAACAGGCCACAGAAGATGTTAAGGCAAAAAGAAATTACCCAGACAGCTACACAGATGAAATGATAGCCGAGGACTTGAAGAAATTTGAGAGTGTTATCGTTAATCTGGCTGTCTATGACCATTCGCAAGCTGGCGAGAACTACATGGCAAGTATGAATGAGGGTGGTGTCAACAGAACTTGGAGAGACAGAGACAGCTTATTTGTTGGGGTATTTCCGTTTGCTAAGGTTTTATAGAAGATTGTGCGTTACCAATATGGTAGCAGGCGGCACACATTAAGGGTGGTGGGCGGTGTGCCATTATTAATTATGAAAGGCGGTATATCAATGCCAATAGCAGTAATTATAAGCATTATTTCAGTTGCTTTTTCCGTCTTTTTCGGACTGTTTACGTTGGGATTTAATCTTAAGAACAACAAAAAGTCTGACAATGCAGAACTTACAGAGCGTGTAAAGGAAAATACACGCATAAATATGAAACTTGACACAATATCAAGCAATACAACAGAGATAAAGAATGAAGTTACAGAAATGAGAAAAGAACTTAATTCTCACGATAACAGGATTATTAAGGTTGAGGAAAGTGTAAAGTCGGCACACCACCGAATAGACGGATTGGAAGCACGACTTAATGAAGATAAGGAGGTATAGCAGAATGGATATAACATCAGTATCAACAGTAGTTGCAATCGTTGTAATAACATATCTGATAGGCTTAGGAGCTAAAGCAATCCCACACATTAAGGATAATTACATTCCTATAATTGTAGGTGTTGCGGGTGGCGTCTTAGGTGTTGTAGGTATGTATGTAATACCGGACTTTCCGGCAAATGACATTCTTAATGCAATCGCAGTAGGAATTGTGTCTGGATTATCAAGCACAGGTGTTAATCAGATTTATAAGCAGGTAAAGAACAATGCTTGACATTAATAAGCAGGCTATGAAGTATTCGCTTCAAGGACAGACAGTAACTATTTACGAAAGAGACGATGACGGCAATATCCTTTATGAGGGATATACCGACACAGAGGGCAACTTCATTCCTTATCTTGATGATGAGGGAAATAAGATACCAAAAGTTCTTGAAGAGAAAACGGGCTTTTCAGAGCCTGCGGATTTCAAAGCAAACATATCATTCAGCGGCGGAGAAGCACAGAGCAAGGAATACGGCTTTGACACTGCTGATTTTGACGCTATTTTGTTGACAGATAGAAATACACTACCTGTTCAAAAAGGCGACCTTATCTGGCTTGATAGCAAGCCTACATACACATCTGACGGACTTGCTGATGAAACATCAGCGGACTTCACGATTGTAGGCATTAAGCCAGCACTATATTCAACCAAGTATATGCTTAAAGCAGTTGTAAAGTAGGTGCATTATGGCAAGACATACAATTAATATATCCTTGTCTGAAAAGCCCATAAATGAAGCTATCAGACAGCTACAACAGTATAAGAAATGGCTTATCAAAAAAACTTCACAGCTTGTCAAAGAACTTACAGAAGTTGGAATACCTGTCATTGATGAAAATATGGCAAAAGCAAGTTACACATATGATGAAAAAGGTGTTCGCAGCGGTTCAGATACAAGCCACCACAGCTATGTTGAGATGAAATCCGTTGGAGAATATGTCGAAGCAAAATTGATTGTAGAGGGCAAAGAACTTATGTTTATAGAGTTCGGAGCTGGTGTATTCTACAATGGAGCGGCTGGAAGTAGTCCGCACGACAAAGGTGTTGTTAATGGTATGGTTATAGGCTCATACGGCGAACATCACGGCGTACAAAAAGTGTGGGGTTACTATGACGATGACGGAACCTTAGTTCTTACGCACGGCGTAGAAGCACAAATGCCTGTTTATAAGGCTGATATGGAAATCATACAGAAATATGTTGAGGTAGCAAGGAGAGTATTTAGTTAATTTTAACCCACTCTGCTCTATAACCTATTATATCGAGAATTTCCATAACTTCATTATAAGTAAAACTTTCTTTGCGAAAGCGATTACTAAAATTTTGAAAAGAAAGATGTGTTCCGTGCCTACGATTTAATTCAGCATTTACTTGTGACATAGTAAAACCTTGAGATACAATAAGACCTTTTAATTCGTCTTTTAACATAAAATCAACTCCTTTATATTATTTTTAATATATTATCATAATAAAATTAAATTGTAAAGTTTAATAAAACACTTGATAATTATAATATATGGGTTTATAATTAAATTATAAAATTTAATTAGAGGCGATATTATGGGAAAAGCGATTGATTTAACAGGGAAAAGGTATGGCAGATTAATAGCTGTTGAAAAAGTGAAAAATCCAAATGATAAGCACCACGCATACTGGAAATGCAAATGTGATTGTGGGAATTTTATTATTACAAGAAAAGACTCTCTCGAAAATGGACACACAAAATCTTGCGGTTGTATAGGCGCGGAGAAAGGCTATCATAATCACGGATACTCACACGAAAAGTTGTACAGCATTTATTATGGTATGAAATACAGATGTTATAACCCAAACTGTGATTCATATTCATTATATGGTGGCAGAGGAATAAAAGTATGTGATGAATGGTTAGAAAATGTAGAAAATTTTATTAATTGGGCTTACAAAAATGGGTACGATAATAAAAAGACTAAAGCTGAACAATCCCTTGACAGAATAGATGTTAATGGCAATTATGAGCCATCTAATTGCAGATGGGCTGATAAAGATGTTCAAAATTATAACAAAAGATGTACAAGAAAGATAGTTATAAACGGAGAAGAAAAAACATTACTTGACTTACATAAGGAATATAAAATATCAATAACTACATTGAGAAGTAGATATCAAAGATATTTAAAAGGTTTATGTACTGTTGATGAATTAATTCAGAATACAAAAATAATAAATAAGCCCCAACAGATAATTATTAGGGTTGGTGAAGAAGAACACAATTTGACAGAATGGGAAAAAATAACAGGCACATCAAGAAAAACCATAATTCATAGATATAGAAAAGGGGCAAGAACATATGAAGAGTTATTTAAGAAAGGTCGCTGAAAAGCGACTTTTTCATTTTGCAAGAAGCGATAATCTTTACATAGCAAGAGAGGTGTTTAGTTAATGGCAAACGCTAATGATTGGGCGACAGACCTTGAAAATACAGTCACAGCACTTGTCAAGGCTAAAACCCTAACGCAACTAAAGAAAACATATCCAAAGATAGTTATAACCAATGAGGGGGAAAACAGCGGTCGAGCAGTATTCCCAACAGTATACATTCATTTACTGCCAGCGGTTGAGCAAGGGCAAACGCTTGACGGACAAACAATAAACGCATTGTTAGCAACATTTCAAGTGGATGTTACCACTAACACAAGCAAATCCGATTGTCGCAAGGTTATGGCAGTAATTACAGACACATTTAAGACAATGAGATTTCAAGGCACATCAATGCCAGAGTTCTCAATCAGCAATAAAGTACATAAGAGTACCGCTAGATTCAGAAGAATGATAGCGGCAAATGACAGATTAATGTAACAAAGAGCAGAAATGCTCTTATTTTTTTGCAAATTTTTAGGAGGTAAGAAGATATGGCAGATACAGTAGCAGGATTAAGTGCACTGGGAATCACGTTTAGTTATGGTGTTGAAACTACAGCAGGTACTAAACCAACAGCGTTTAAACTTCTTCATAGAATCAATTCTATTGATGAGATTACAGTAACCCCAGAGGCTATAGATGCATCAGCACTTGAAGATTTACAGACAAGAAACATTGCAGGTAGAGATACAGTTACAGATACAGTTGCGGTAACAGTTAATAAGACGGAAGCTACAATCAAAGAGTGGAAAGACCTTATTACAGAATATAAGGCTTTAACTGATGGAAAGAGAATGTGGTTTCAAGAGATTACTCCGGGTATATCAGATGCGGAGTTCTTTGTTGCACAGCCGCCTTCAAAGTTACCAATTACGGGCAAGGAGCAAAATTCACTTCTTACAATGGCTATCAACCTTATTATTGAGGATATGGTAGGAACAGATACAGCAGTAACCCCAACATCGGGGGAATAATGAGCTATTCGACTAAATCAAAAAAGGCTGTGTCGGATAGCGTAGAAAACGCCAAAACAGCCGACTACACATCATATCTTGATGATGTAACAGAATAATTAATTTAAAAGGCAGGTGCGGTGTAAAATCCGCACCTTTCCCTATATGGACGATAGGGTGGGAAAGGGTAAAAATTATGATGAATATTAATGTAAACGGAAATGAATACAAAGTTGAGTTCTCTTTTGGAGCAGCAGAGTGTAAAGAGATAGTGCAGAAAATGTTCTCTGTCGTTAATGGTTCTTACTTACTTGTACAGACAGACAAGAGTGTTGCACAGGCTTCCTTTGATGGATTAGCAAATATGACAGCAGATGTGCCAGAGATTTGTATTTTAGCCATTTATGCAGGCTGTATTGACAATAACCCAGTAACTATGGATGAAGCAAAGGAACTCACTAGAGCATATATTACAGAGAAGAGAAAGACAGATAAGAGTTACGGATATAGAACATTGTTTGAAGAAATCAAGAAAGCGATGGAAGATGATGGTTTTTTCGAGTTGAGCGGAATAACAGCGATGTTAGAGGAAATGGCGGACAATGTGGAAGAAGCAACACAGGAACAGAAGAAGCCGACAGTAGTACCACAAGACCACAAGAAAAAGCAGACTTCCACAAAATAATCTGGGAAGAATACTTTGCTTTAGCCAGTTCACTAGGCGTTAGTTATTCAGACTTTCTTAAAATGACACCTAAAAAGCTATGGGCGGTTGTAGAGGGTAAAAAACTTGAAAGACAACGAATGGATTCAGATATATGGCTTGCAATAGGTAGTTACATACTCCCGGCAATCAAGATAGGTGTTAGAAGTGGTGCTTGGGGTAAAGGCGAGCTTGAATACCCAGACAAGCCTATTTATAGAGATATTAACAAAAAAGAGAACGGTGAAGATGAAATACAAAGAAAGAGAGAAGAGTTTGTCTTGAATATGAAAATACGAAAAGCAAACTGGGATTTAACACACCCTAAAAATGATAAGCCGGAGGTATAAAGCGTGGAATTAGATTCGTTAGAAGTCAAAATTACCGGTACTGCCACTAAAGCTATCAATTCTGTTGATAAACTGATAAATCAGCTTACAAGGCTGTCAACATCACTTGCAACTGTGAATGGTTCATCACTAAGCGGTCTTGCAAATGGTGTTAGCCAGTTAGGTTCTGCTATGCAGAATATGAACGCAGGAACAGCAGATTTTACAAGACTTGCCAAAAATATCACAAAAATAGGTTCTGTTGATTCAGTTGCACTAACTAACACAGCTACATCACTTCAAGCTGTCACAAAGGCAGTTGCAAGCATATCAGCTATTCCGCAAAATGCAACACAGGTCACAGAATTTGCAAAGTCACTTGGTAAGCTAGGCAGTAAGAGTATAGAAAACGCCGTTGTAAACATTCCAAAGCTAGGCAATGCTTTAAATGGCTTAATGACAACGCTATCAAGAGCACCAACAGTAAGTCAGAACGTTATTCAAATGACTAACGCATTGGCTAATCTTGCTAGTCAAGGTAGCAAGGTGGGTACTTCTTCAAACTCACTTCAAAAGTCACTGTATGGCGTGTCTACAAGTGCTAGGACAGCAACTAGAAGCAGTTGGAACTTAGCAAGCGCGATAGGTAAGTTTTATGCCACTTATTTTATGGTAATTCGTGGCAGCAAGAAGCTTATAGAAGCAATCAAGTCAACGACAGATTACATTGAAGCGTTCAACTATCAAGCGGTAGCGTTTGGCAAAATTGGTTCAGAGTGGGATAAAGATTACGAAAAGTACGGATATGATAACGCAACAGCATATGCAGAGAGCTTCCAAAGCAGAGTAAATGATACTCTCGGAAAGCTATCTGGCTTAAAAGTTAATGTTCAAGGCGGTTTGCTTGAAGAAAGTGGAGCAAAGAACTTAGGACTTAACATACAAGAAGTAACACAGTATGCTTCGCAGTTAGCTTCTGTTACTAACTCATTAGGACAGACAGGTGAAGCAACAACGGCAATAACAAAGTCAATGACAATGCTTGCGGGCGATATAAGCTCACTTTTCAATGTGGACTATTCAACAGTAGCACAGAACTTACAAAGCGGTTTAATCGGACAATCGAGGGCATTGTACAAGTATGGTATTGATATTACCAATGCTACATTAGCGACGTATGCTTACAACTTAGGCATTTCTAAGTCGGTGTCTGAAATGACACAGATGGAAAAACAACAGTTAAGAGTGTTAGCAATATTAGACCAATCAAAAGTATCTTGGGGTGATTTAGCTAATACGATTAACAGTCCAAGCAATATGTTACGCCAGTTCAGTAACAATATGAAAGAGGTAGGAATGGTAGCAGGACAGCTATTTATCCCAATTCTTTCAAAGGTTATGCCAGTAGTAAACGGAGTAACTATTGTAATCAAAAGATTATTAGTCAACCTCGCTTCTTTAATGGGTGTTAAGATTGACTTTGAGAGCTTTGGACAAAGTGGCTACAAAGATACATCAGACGGCTTAGAAGATATTTCAGACGGCTACAAAGATGTAGCTGATTCAGCTAAGAAAGCTACATTATCCCTTATGGGATTTGATGAAATAAATAAATTACAGGACGATACAAGTTCAAGCAAGGGTTCAAGCGGTGGCGGCGGTAGCGGTATTGACTTAACAGATGATATTGCTAAGGCGGCGGCAGAATATGAAGCGGCGTGGAATAAAGCATTTGCCAATATGGAAAATTCGGCGGTTGCCTGGGCTGACAGAATAGAGAAAGCCATAAAAAAGGGTGACTGGTACGGAATAGGTACTTACGCAGGCAAACAAATAAACAAAGGGATAAATGCTTTTCCTTGGAAAAAAACAGGAGAAG